AGGAATGTTCAGTTTTAAAGACATTTTATCAAAATTGAGTTTAGAATCATATTTTTCGTTTTTAATGTAAATTTGATATAAAGAATTTATGATACATTTTTCGATAAAAAATTGATTATAAATCTGAATTTTGCAGATTTATTTCTTAGATGTGGGAGCTACCACGAATTATAATTTTAAGAACAAATTCTAAAATTGTAAATGCTCTTATTTTAGAAAACCTTTTCTCATTTCTTAGGCCAAACTCTCGTTAAAATGCGATTTTGTAAAAGTAAGGAAACTTTTATGATTATTTTTATATGGTTTTATTTTTTAAAATTATTTGATGAGGTTGTTATAAACCTGAAAATTATACATTATGGGCCAGTTTGAGCAAAATTATGTCCACGAGCGTTACCCCCGTCGGGAATGTGCACTAAAAACGTTACTGAATTTCAGTTCTTTTAAGTTTATTTCGGAAAATACGTGGGTTTAGCGAGATTTCTAATAATAAATTATTATATACATAGTAAAGAAAAACGAAAAAGTTCAAACAAAATTTAGGAAACGCCCTTGTTCCCAAGGACGTTATAATATAAATCTAAGATGTTGAAGCGTTTCCACCACCAAGTGATAATAGTTTTGAAATGAATGGTATTCTAATCTTGCCTTTAATGATAAAGATTAGTACGAGAATTAACGCAATTCCAATCATCAAAATTATAGTGAACCATCCAAGACTTTGAAGTCCATCGCCCCAACCAGCTTCACGTTGAAGAGACGCGTTTTCTTTCTGCGTCTTCTTCTCTCCTTTGATTGCTGCCCGCGCATTTTTATCCCCCGCTTCGATGGAATCGGCGGCGGCATTCAGGAGATTGCTGACTCTTTTGTCTCCCTTCTTGGATTGTTCTTTTGCTTCCTCTCGAAGAACCTTCGGCATTCCTACGGAATCAGGTGTCTGAGCTATGACTGTTATACAAGTGTTCAATGTGATAAGATAGAAAAGGATCAAAATGAAAAATTGAATTCGGTTCATTGGAATTCCTCCGTTCTTTCTTCTCTTTCGTTCTCAGGTTTTGCATGTCCAAGTCCGGATCTTTCGAAAACGCCTTTCACAATTTTATTGTAGAGTAGTATCGTTGCGAGATAACAAACGAAAAGGCGAATTGCCTGATAGGCCGCAAGCGTCCATCCTGGAAGAATTTTGCAAATCTCTTCTTTTACAGAATCGAATGAGACGCAGTACGTAAAAACTTCCGGCATTGTAATCCAATAGAAAATGTTATAGGGAATAGCGATTAACGTAGCAACAAGGAACACAACGAGTTTCTTGTTGCTTAGTAGGAAATGATGAGGAAGATTTCGAAATAAGATTTGTGAAACAGTCAAAACGAGACTCATATAAAATCCGTTTAAAAAGACCGTGGGGAGAAGTTCAGTAATAGATTCGATCATGTATGTGCAACCTTCCTTATAACAGTCCTTTTGCTTTTAAGAATATTTCGGGATCGGTTTCTTTTTTCCAATCTTGAGCTTTCTCATCCCAAGGCCAAACTTCGAAATGCAGATGAGCACCTAAGCTGTATCCGTAGTTCCCAGATTTTCCGATCAGATCGCCTGCGCTAACTTCATCGCCCTTCTTAACTTTAGGATCCGTGTGTTTGAACTTATAAAGGTTTTTTGAATGAACACCGATTCCGATAATGAACGGAGTCCAGGCACGATCTTCCGGAACTTCACCTGATTTTACCAGGTTGACCCAGGTGTTTTTTTCCCAACGGAATTTTACTGGATACTTCCGATCTCTCCCAAGAACGGTTTTGATTATGCAGTCTTCGGGAGCAAATACATCATTATATCCCCCAAGATCGATTCCAAGATGGAATTGCTTAGATTTCTTCCCATCGATATTTAAGTATCGCCATCCGTATTTCGAGGTGATATGAGGATTCGAAACTGGCAAACGAAAGATAGGATCTCGCTGAATGGGTATGTTCGAAATCGAACCGAATACCTCTTCCCTTGAAATTTTCTTTTTGTTTGCCAAGGCAATCGAAGATTCATTCCAATAGTTTTGATTAGTTTGAATTGCTTTTAGGCTTAGGAATTTCCGGATAAGCGGAATAAGAATGTTTAGAATTTGTAAGATCATTTTGAGAATCCTCCGTTTTGAAACTTTGAGTGAATTTTGTGGAGGAGTTCTTTTTGTTCGTCGAATTTCTCGTCAAACTTGGTATCAAGTTTTTCGATTCGAGTTTCAATCATATCTAATCGCTTATCAGTGGTCGAAGTGGTTTGCTTTAATAAACCGATTTCCAGTGCATGCGATTTTTCTAATTCCATCATCCGTTCAGAAAGTCGATCTGTCTTATTACGATCTTGAAGCGAATGATATTTACATTCTTCTTGAACTTCTTTGATCTTCAATTCAGTATATTCTCTCTGTACGTCTTGGGCTTTAACGATCTCGTCTTTTGCTTCCTTTCGTATTAAATATAAAAAGAATACTGATAATAGAGATAAGAGAGGTAGGTATTTAAGAATCTCATCCATTTAGGATGGTATCCTGTAATCGTTCAAAGGGAACAATTTTAGAAAAGTTCGATGTCTACTATGTCTGTTCTTTTCTTATTTTGATTCTTTGTTCTAATTTTTCGTAATACAACCCAATTCGTTTTGTCTTTAAGAAATCAGGAAGATTTTCAAATTTTCCAGGACGCCAACCTTTCCGGAACATCTCCTCGCAATGATTCATCCACTGATCTTCGAAACGGGCCATTCGGATCGCTTCCGATTCTGGTGAATCAAATTGTTTTTTACAATGTGGGCATTCTATTTTATGATCCATCAACATTTTCTACTCAAAAGTTTTACGGGTTTATCTACTTGTCTGGCAAGGCTTACCCTCGATGATTTGTCAATTCCTGATTGAAACTCATTATTCCATATATTAAGATTTTTATTATTAGATTTTCGTAAATTTACATAATTCTCGTCCTTAAATTTTTCTATCGCAACTTGGTCTTCATTTTTGATTCGAACGATAGACGATTTCTCTTCTATTCCCAGTGTTCAGAGGCTTCTTGGAGTCGTGTCGCGATTCCATATGAAAATCCCTCTAAAAAATTAGTTTGGTTTTGTTTAGGTGCTAACGCCAGAGCGACGTCGGATAAATATTGAAACATCAGTTGAGTCGTTTCGACATTTACTTCTCTGCCGAGAATAATAAACGAAGCGGGCCACGAATGTTTTAAGATGATACTACAGAAATTAGATTTAGCGATAGCGGCAATTAGGAATCTTTGCCAATGGCGAAATCGTCTTTTGCCCGTTGGTAAATTATATTCAATGATAGCGCCTCTTTCTAATTCCGTCGCTTCAACATTATACTTTTGAATCAATTCAGACGCTTGCTTTGCCGCGCTTTTCGCCTCGTTGGCATTCGGAGAACTGGAAAGTGCGAGAAGTTTGTTTATTTTATCAAGAATGGATTTCCTGTCAGTATTCATTTGGAAAACTCTGATTTTGTTTCTTCTGCCTTAAAATCAATTGCTGCTTGAGTTACTTCTTTTTCGTAAAAATCAGGATTCTTTAAAATATCCAAAACTCCCTGCTGAAATTCTTCTTTTATATCAGCGTCTTTTAATGGATAGTTTTTATCATACCAAACATCCATTGCAGAGATAAACGCGGACCGCGCTTGAAGTATGAACGAAATCAGAAGAGTCGTGTTGTCGATAACGTCCTCGGAAATTTTTGGTTCGATATATTTGAATTCGATAGGAATAAACACTTTTATCCTTATACCTTCTTAAATACTTATTGATGCATCGTTAATCTAGTTCCGATCAAGACATTCGATCATCGCTAACGCAACAGCTGCAACCTGTATCAGTTCCTCTCTGTATTCGGATAGATCATTCTTGCCATCATATTTGAAATGGGTTTCAAGTGCGGCTTTGCTAACTTCTCCCACCTCTTCAACAAGGATTGCGCACCATTCAATAGGGTTGTGATTTTGTTCTCCCCACTTCTGATCTTGCTTTTCTCTTTCTCCGAGAATTTCTTGAATGATCTTTTCTTTCATATCAAACTCCTTATAGACTGAATGTTTTTAGAATGAATGCGGTTAAGAGTAATCCGATCAAAGATCCGAAACCTGCGCCGGACGCATATGTGATTCGATCTCGCAAGGTTCCAAACGCGATCTTTTGGACGTTCCATGTCCATACAAAAGAAATGAGTCCTCCCACGAAAAAGACCGCAATGTATTTCTCTTTGCTTATGAGATAAGTATTTACGGCAACTAAAAAGACTTGGACAAAGCCAGTGGTAAATAAGCCAAAACGGGATTTCCAAATAAAAGACGCGATGATTAAAGCAAAAATTCCTAAAACCGTCCAAACGGCCAAAGTTCCAGCTATCGTGTACATCATTACTAATTCAAAAATTTCAAAACTACTCATATTAAACTTTCCTAAATAAGCAAATTACTCTGTATTCGCAAAAGAGATTATCTTCATTTTCTTTTCTTCGCTTCTGTTTTGAAAAAGGAAAATATATCCTCTCTCCAAATTATCGCTATGAGCAATAAAGCCAAAATAACCAAAACACCCCAGACAACCAGCGTTCCGGCGATTGTGTACATAATTACCAATTCAAAAATTTCAAAACTACTCATATTATACTTTCCTAAATAAGCAAATTACTCTGACTCTATGATTCGTTGAAATTGAAAGATAAATTTTTCCCTCAAGCATCCACTTATCTCCCGCATACTGCGGAACTACTTGATCGAGCCAAACAAGATGTCCTCCCATTTCAAGAGATTTCCAGGCTTCCATGAGAACTTTACCTCTATTTACCATTAAGAAACCGTAATGTTCAGCGTCTTCTTTCGTATAAGGAGGATCCGCCAAAATTAAATCGAGCGAGTGGCCGATGAACGCGCGGACATACGAGGAAAGAAGTTCGGCGTCACCAACGATTTCGGGATTCAATGCGGAGTTTTTATCCATCCTTAGATACTTACCTGGCGGAGTTTTTCCGCTAAACAAATGAAGAACTTTAGATTTATCCGGAAACATCGGTAAGAGCCGTTTTAAGTATTGCTCTGGATAAGCTCCGTGGTAGTCGGAAGTGTTTTTATAGTTTTGCCCGAGCTCCCACTCTCCGTATAACCTTTCTTTGAAAACGTGAAGCGGCGCGTAATTCGGAAAGGACTCGTTATAAAGTCTTGCCCGATCTTGAATCTTAAGAGTTGATGTTTCGGAAATCATGAAACCTTCCTTGTTTCCGATTTGAAACTAGCTACGACGGTTGTTCTACAACCTCCAGCATGATACGGAGGCATCTGATTTCTCAAAAGGCTTGTAATCTCATCACCAGATTTTGAAGCAATGTCGAATTGTCTTAGTTCTGATTCTGATGGATTCTGTCGATCCTTCCAGAAATATTCCCGAGTCGGATCATCAGCTAAAAATTCTCGCACGTAATTTACGCAAGTCCGAACTTCGACAGTCTTTCCGTTCATATTCTTACAAATGTAAGATGTATGATCATCGATCACGGCCACGATCTCGAGTCTTTTGATTCCTATTTGTTCGAATCTTTCGGTACGGGAAAAATTCCGGGATCTAAGAATTTGTCCTCTTACAATGTCGTCTAACTTGCTTCTAAGTTTTGCTTTCGGATCTATTATGGTAGGAGTTTCGCCTTCTTTCTTCTTGCCTGGTTTTTCTTTCTGCGCTGGACCTAGTAATTCATCTTGAAGCCTACGAATCACTTGATCAGTTGAACCGGACTCCACCGCCTCTCGAATCGCATTTTCTATTTTGTTTATATCATCCTTACGATTGAATTGTTTACCTATATCGAACTTATATCCTTTATCAAAGAAATCTAATATGTCTTTGTTTGCTTGAATCCTAAGAGGATTCGTTTTTGAATTCGGGTTATTTATATCCTGTCCAGCGTCCCAGGCTTTCGAAATTGTTTCCTTCCATGCTTTTGCAGTTTCTTCCGGAAATTTGCTTCCAAGTTCTTTTTCTAAAACACCCCAAATCGTATCAATTGCATCAGCTTTATTGATTCCCTTTTTAGAAATCTGATTCAGAGCTTCATTGACACGATCTTCGTAAGAAGAAAAGAATTGAGAAACGAATGCTTCTTCGATGGAGGCATAAACTTCTTTTTCTTTTTTCGTCCACGCGCCAAGTTCTACAAGAGAGTCAAGGTCACCGCAAACATGAGAGGTTTGTTCAAACTGCTTACTCATCAGGACTTTTTTTTACTCTCTAAGTCTGTGTTTTCCGAGAAAGTAAATCCAGCGTCGGTTTGCGTTTCTAACTTTTCCGAATCAAACCATTTGTCTCGTCCTAAGAGTTTTGCACCATCCTCGGGACTGATCGCACCCGATTTCACCATAGCAAGAACGAGCTGAAAATCTGCGTTCTCAACCTGTTTTTCTGTCAGCTTTGCTTGTGCATCAGAGAGAGGATCTAAGGAAATTGATTTCTTGCGACTTGCATCTATAGATTGAAAACGATTTCCTTTAAGCAACTGATCGAGCGTGATTGCTCTGATCAAGAGTTGAATAACTGGATATACATAGTTCCCAAGTTTTAGTAGAAAAAACTTTCCTGCGACTTTTATATAGGTCTCTGTGACTGAATAAGATCTTCCAAGGAGAGCTAAATCGATATCGGCACCGGAAGAAATTTGTTCTTCAATGTAGCGAGAAATTGCTTCGAAGCCTCCGGTTTTAGAGGCGTCGGTTAAAGTATGGTGATCGACCGTCGTATCGTCGTAGGTGGCGAGAAATCCACTCTGAGAATTTTTTTCAAAAGATTGTTTTGCTTGCGTTAAGAATTCTTTGGATTGGTTTTCGTACGTTTTGGCGTCTGTCCCTGGAAGGAGTCGAGGTCTTTTGAATTTTGCAATGATAAATCCTAAGAGCCCCCACTTATTCAAAGTCTTATCGATATTGTCTTGAGTTTTGAATTGAGAATTGATCCATCGAACAACGGAAAGAAAGGGAGGAATCGCATACGGAGAATCTTCTTCTCTCTCGATTGCTTCATAAACATATTGTTCTTCGTTAAGCCGGTTGTAACCGAACTTTCCTTTTTCGTATGGAACAAAACGAACGATGTTGTTCGCGTCGATTTCTTTTTTGAATATAACTTTTTCAACGGGAATGAGACGAATTTCAGCCACTGAATCAAGATTTAAGGACGGCACAATTTCAGCGGATAAAGCTCCGGTTGTTAAAATTTGTCTGAGAAGGTGATTCGTGATTCCAGGATGCTTTTTAAAGAATGTGTCAATGTCAGTTTGAATCTTCTTCTTACCGTTTTCATCAGCATCTATCTTCCATTCGATTCCAGAATTCCCAAGAGTAAGCGATCTTTTTACTGCTTGGGAAAGGTCGGGAAAAGCGATCACGAGTTTTTTAATTAGTGAAATCGATTCCAATGGAAACGATGGATTTACATCCTGAACAAAAAACTCAGTCTCTTGCCTAAAATCTTTCAGGTTTTTGGAACTTGCGGCAAATTCCATTGCTGTAGACGTTCCAAAAAAATAATTTGCCCATCTTTCAAAAAAGTTCATTATGCAAAACCTCCGTATCCGGATCCGCCGGATCCCGTTCCCGAAGTTTCATAAGCAATTCTTAATGAATTGAGAGCCATGCCGTAATGGTTCGGAACTTTCTTTTTGAATGACCAGAGGGATTTTCCATTTTCATCTTCTCCTTTCTCTCGAACGAGCATCGTAAGATGAAATTTGAATTCTTCGTATGCCTTGAGATCCGACTCGGAAAGTAAAAGTGGATTAGGAAATATAAAGAGTCCGGCTTTGATTGCGTCGACCGTATCTTGAAGAGAATCGTCTCGGTTTACGTTTATTACACCGACCTCATCCGCTCCAGGAACGACCTCGGAATTTTCCCGATATTTTTTCGTGAAGTATTGAATCTTTAAATTTTCCGGAAATCGGAGAGCCATACGTAAAGACCAATTACGATTCGGCAAAGCATCGATATTTCCGTTTAACACGCTAAATCGAGTTACTTGTTCTGCGTAACGTTCTTCGTCTAAGATACTTGCTTTGTAAAGTCCGATGATTCGGATTCTTCCATCGAGTGTAGGTTCACCAAAAACGCCGTGGACTGTATCTCCTTGGTCTGCACCGTGGTAAGTAAAATATGGGGAGTGATCCTTCAGTCCTTGGTCCCCTTCCCATTTTTGAATTTCATCTATCTGTAAAGGTTGCTCTTCGTCTGAACTAGAAGGCCAACCGATAATAGAAATCGTAAGGTTTTTACGCTTCGCACTCGTTACTGCGCCAAGAAGTTTGTTATAGATAAAGAACGGATTTCTCGGCGTAAAGAGTTGAGAGCATTGATATCCGCGACGATCGGATTTAGTTTTCGCAACGTATTCTCCTTTTTGATTGTCGAGTTTGCGGCTACACTTTTCGCAAGCGTAAAATACATTCGATGAGCTCGGATTTCTTAGCGCCTCTTTATCATCGAAACCGAATATACTGATCGGCTCTTTTAACCAACGCTCTACTAAGTTTGTCCAATGACCGCAAGAAGGACATTTTAAAAGACGAAATCTTTGATCGGAGCGTAGAAATTCCGCGTGGATCCCAATGTTTGGAAGTGATGGCTGTGAACCAAGCATCATCCAATTCAATTTTGAAGCAAGAAGTCGGTCCCCGACAAACTCGATATTTTCCTCGTCGTGTTCATCAACTTCATCGAGCATTACGATATCCAAGTCGACTGTCTTTGTTCCACGTTTTGTCCACGTACCGCGCATTACGAGCGTAGCTTTGTCGATTTTTTTGGTTCTCGTATTGTCTACGTTGGAGTCGTTAAGATGTGGCTTTAGAATCGGGCATTGATTGAGGAACGGTTCAACACGGTCCTGAACAAAGTCTTTCATCGAGGTATCGTCTGGGAAATAAATTCCAGCTTTGTAACTGGATCGAAAAATTTTCCAGACGAGTCTTGCTAAAGCCCAAACTGAATATCCGATTTGTGCCGCCTTTAGGAATATAATATACGGGTGATCTTGTGACTCTCTGCAAATATCTCTCCAAAATGAATAACCATCGAAACTGTAAGGGATAAGATCATCGTCGCCTTTTACAAAAACGTTTTGGGTGAGGAATTCTTCCATCGTACCTTCACGTTCGGTAGATGATTTTCCGATGAGGTTGTCGAGTTCTTGAAAGAATTCTTCCTGAGCGTTTTTTGTTTTAGTCTTCGCCATCGGTAAGCTCCGGTAAGAATGCGATATCGATGTCTTTCATCATCGAAACTTCACGTTTGATATTTTCTATATATTGAGAAAAAACTTTTGGATGTGCTTTAAGAAACGTATGTAACGCAGGAGTGTCTTTGATTGCTCGGTGGACACCTCGAGCAACTTCAACGGGCTCCACTCGTTCTTTCTCTTTTTCAAGCATACGCTCGATGTCGTTCATCAATCCGCGAAAGGTGTTTAACGCACCTTCGCCGCTTTTGAATGCTATCGATAAATCTCCATCTTCGTTGAAAATTTGTTTTTTGATAGCTTTGAAAGTGCGGACTGTATTCACGCGTAGAGTCGTGAGACTAATTTCTGCTTCTTTTAAAGCTTCATTTCTTGCGTTTAAGAGCGCTTTCTCACGATCTTGCAAGGCTGTCGTTCCAGTTGTTTCATCAACTTTGGAAAGCCAGTTGCGAATGGTGTTTGCAGTGATTTTGGGATAATCAGGTTTTAGGGCGGCTCTGATCTGCTCCGGATTGTATCCAGAGATTACACTAAGGTTATACGCCCGACGTTCCGCTGCTTTAGGATAAGACATAGGGGGAACCGTATTCCTTTTCGTCGATTGTTTCCAAACAGAAATCTAAAGCTCTGTCCCCTATGTCTTTTCTTTTCACGCCGCCTCTATATCTGCGTCCGCAGAAATTTCGTCTTCGAGTCGAGAAGGTTTTATGTAAAGGCGCTCTTTTTCTTCGTTAATTTCAACACCTAACTTTTGTTTTGCGCGAAGCGGTTCTGCAAGAATTGCTTCTTTGTTAAGTTCAATACTCACACGAATAAACACGTTTGATAACTTCGCCGCCCAGTCATTGAAACGCTGTAATAGTCCATTCGCGGCAAGGATCTTTTCAAAAAATTTGGCGGTTCCTTTTGTTTTTACGGATGCAGGAATTTTTCGAAATTGAATCGATCCTGAAATCATCTTACACGTTTTGAGATTTGGATCCGGGAAAAGTTCATCTCGATTCTTCTTTACGAAAAACGCGACACCACTTGTGACATGTTCAATTTTAGATTGAACCGGATACAATACTTCTTCGAGTTCAGATCGAATCGCTGCAATCTTAGATTCGGCTTCGTTTACAAGTCGATCCTTCTCAAGCATCTGCTCACCAATGTATTCAACTGCCTTTTCTAAATCGGTTCGACTTTTATATTCGTTGTTCGGAAGGTCCACTAAAGTTTTTTTACTTTCGGGTTTTAACTTCTTAGTCTTGGCCATCTTGAATTTCTCCTTCTGTTTTCGGAGTTACATCAACCGTCACACCCTTTGAGGTCGAACTAACTACATCCGCCTTCGGGATTCTTTTTTTCTTAGCGACCTTTTTCGGAGCCGCTTTCTTCTTTGCCTTCTTTACGGGCGTCTTCTTCGTTTTCTTTTTTGCTACCATGATTGTTTTCCTCCTTTATTCAAAAATCATCATGTGTTTTCTGTAAAAACTGTATCGTCATATTTGCGAGTTTTATTTCGAATCCGATCCACAAGTTCATTTTTTACGATCGCTTCAATTTCGGAGGAGACTTCACCATCTCCTTTGAGAGCATTTTCGATCGTAACCTTATCAATGTCTTTGTGATAACGCTCTTTAATCCCGGCTCGAATCTGTTTTACGGAAATTTTTAAGCGATCCATGATTCGGAGATAACCGTCGGATAGAAAGTTGCGAACGTGATTTTCCCGAATAGTTGAGTCGGACAAAACCTCCGGATATGCAAATGCAATTCCTAAAAGAGCATTACGAATTGCTAAAGGAGTTCGATACCTACATCCTCGAATCAATAATTCTTTCGCTTTCTCTCCCGCTTTCCCGCGTTCGAATTTGACTTTGAATCCTTCTTCCGCGATCTGAATCAGTTCCGAATGATTGAGTTGATTCATCGGAGCCTGAATCGTTCGGTAACCGATTTCGGGACTGGAAAGAATACCCGAAATCCGAGTCTCTGGTTTCATAAACATCAAGATTGAAAACAGGTGATCTTCTTTTTCGTGCGCAATTTCCCACACTTTTTTAAGATCTCGAAGTCCCCCGATGCGAAGAGCCTGTGCTTCATCAATGATTAAAACGACTTTTCTACCGATACTTTTAGCCCAGATCAAAAGTTCTCTGAGTTTGAAATATCTTTCATTTAGATTACCCGGAACGTGTTCGCTTGAACGTATAGATCGGATCATGTGTTTCATAACGAACGCGATCGAAAGACCACCTAACGCACTTTCCCAAGCCGGGCCTACATGAACGAGAATGTATTTTTGCGGTTGGTTGGAGAAAAATTCAAGTAGGCTGTTATACAGATACGTTTTCCCCATGCCGACTTCTCCTGTAACTGCAAGCCAAGAATTGTTTTTCACCGCTTGGTAGGCTAACTTTGTGATCTTATCCGTATTCCGAGTGTTTACGAATTCAGGTTGTTTGGTAAGAAGTGCATTCATTTCTCCAATTCCTTACTTTTAAAATATTCTCGGATCATTTCCACAAGATCGAGAACCTCTTGTGCAGGAATCGATCCTACCTTTCGCTTGCAGGATTTCAGATTATAGAGAACGATTTTGTCTATTTCTTCGTCAGGAATTTCTTCACTGAATTCGAGTTCTTCTAAAAGCCAATCGTACGCATCATCCACGGTGGAAAATTCCGTCGGAGGAGCGGGAGTATGAGTCTTCATATCCAACTTTGGAATATTCAATTTTCCGTATGGAGTTTCCGGAAGGTCTGGAAGAACATCGGAAAGAACAAGGGATTTTTCCACGGACTTGGCGCCCTTCAATGCTTTCTTTCGGTTTTTTGTTCTTTCTGTGTCTCGAAATCCCTTTCGTCCACCCAGGTTTTCGAAAGATCCGGAAGTTCGCTCGATTGGACCTTGATCGTCGAGAAGTAAATGCTTTCCGTCGTTTGTGGTTGCAACATAGGAACCGTCGTATCGTTTGTAGATAGAGACTTTTTCACCAACTCGATCGATTGCGACTTCTTCCGGAGAGTAGCGAAGAAGATACTTTCGGGCATTGATCGAAACACAACCATACGCATCTATGTCCCGAATGAGTTCGGAGATCATTGCGTCTTTTAGGTTTTGTTTTGTAACTGCACGGATAGGATGTTTCTGAACGGACGAAAGCCACTTCGCGTAATTTCCGAGTTTGTCATTCCGATGGATTTGGTAACGGTAAAGAAGCTCGTTCAACTCATCTAAATTCGAAATCATTCCTTTTACGATTCGAACTTCACAACTTCGTTTGATTGCAGAGATTCGGCCTTCGGCCGGACCCTTAGCTTTAGAATGTCCCGGAAAGTGTGGAATCCGTTTTATTCCGAGACGGTGAAAGAAAGGATCGAGTGTTTTGAAAGCAGAGTGACCATCTGTATATAGTATTTCTTGAAGTCCTTGTAACGGAATGTAATCGTCTTCTTTCGGGAGGACGGCTCTTGAAAAGAAGTCCGCCCAATCTGTAGAGTTCTCACCTCCGTGTGTTGAGTCGTCTCCGATCGCGCTTGGTGCATACGCATACACATAGAAGGCTTTCGAGTAAACTTCCACCGCGACATAGATATGAACTTTTCTGAGTTGGGCGTCTTCCGATTTTTCATAAATCCGAGTGATTCCCATTTCTAAATCGGGACGAACCGCGAGGTATTTTTTCGAAGGGTGAAGATAGACTGCATTTAGCGGGGAGGCGTCAATCATCCACGCACGATTTGCGTAAGGCTCCGACCATGTTATGGATGCCAGAGGACTCTTAATCTGTTTACGAGCAAGCCCTTTGTCGTTCAACCACCGTCTGAGCTTGTGTCGATCCCAAACGCCAGGACGAATTTTCCCGAGTTTCTCTGCCAGCTCGATGGCAAATTCTTGCGACTTTCCGTAATCACGATTGAGCGCATAACCGACCGTCTTTGCATTCCCTTCCGTTTTCGTTTTCTTTTTTTGTTCATGCAAAACTTCACCGGCGTACATCAACTCAGAAAGTATAAATCCTTCTTTCTCTCTGAGATCTTTTTCCAAACTTCCGAGTCTCGATCCAGTTTTTTTACGTTTTACTTTTGCAACCGAAACGACCGACTCTCCTTCTTCAAGTCGATTAAATACGTCGTACACTCGTGGTTTAGAAAGTCCGAGAATTCGAATCGCTTTTTGAACGATTTCGCCGCGAATTTTCGCGTTTTGTATTACTGTTTTTGCATATATCCATTCTCTGTATAATGGGATTACGATTCCTAAGTCCAGTATTTTCATCCCAAATCCTCCATCATAGGGACCGGCAAACAATCCGACCACTTCTCATGAATCGATCTGTAAATTCCGGATAGTGAGGTTAAAAAAATGGAAACTACTTTACCATTTTCTAAACTATGTTCAAGCTTCAAAAAATCGGAATCGTGCGCTGCAAGGATCACATCCGCCTGCGACTGTATCGAGTTTAGAGATTCCATTAGAATTTCTGAAAGTTCTCGTCTTTCTCGAAATGCCCTTCTTACTTCCGGAGAAATACCGGTGTCTTTTGTCTGGTCATCTACGATTTTATGAAGCTCGTCCATAGCTTCTTTGTAACTGGAAGCTTCTTTTTTTGTATTCGTGATTTGGTTTTCCAAATCACGAATTCGTTTGTCTTTTTCAGTAAGAATTTTTGAGACTTCTTTTTGGTTTTTAGAAGCGAAACTTTTCTCATAATCAGAAAGGCTCATCGCTCTTCCGTCCGGGAAGCGAACTTCTCCGTCTTCAAAAAGTGCGTTTTCTTCTCGTAGTCCCTCAATGATTCGAAGAAGCACTTTGTCGTTCTTCCCGCTCAAAGACTTACGGTTGATTTCGGAAGAGAATAGTTTGTCTACCGCAGGAAGAGCTTTTTCGATCTTCCACCATTCGAAAACAGTGTTATCGTTTACGAATTGCTCCATCCCGGCACATCCGGGAACTTCAAGATAAAGTTGCTCTCGGTTTACTTCGGCTAACGCAACGAGTACGGTCTCTTGGCCGACTCGGATCATTTCCGTTCCGGCTCCGATCTGACTCATCAGATAGTTGAGCCTTGTTCGTCTTTGTTCCGGGGTGACCAATGGAACGGGGGTAGTCGATTCGGGTAGTGCCAACTCCCTTGTTTTCTCGACAGTTACCGAACTTTCTTCTTCCGACCAAACTTCCGCAACGGACGACAACTTTTTTGTGTTAGGCGTTTTTGTGGAAGCCTGTTTAGTAGTCTTGTTCTTCTTGTTTTTTTTGTTCATGCTTCTTCTCCAAGCTGATCATTTCTATTTTTAATTCGTTTATAAACTCTTCGTGGTCTTCTATGAGATTATGTTTTCGCAAAAAAACCATATTACAGGCGCTATAATCGATTAGGGTTGTTGCAATTTTTTTCATGTCAGTAATGCCCATTGAAACAAACGATTTCAAAATGGTATGCCTGGTAATGAGTAGTTCTGTCATATCTTTATTCACGGTTTACGTCCAATTTAAGATACTTTAATATTCGATTCCATAATGTTTTCTTTTTGTAATGTAGTAACGCAGGTTGAAAATATACGTAACTTTTCATGCGAGCATTCTTAGAAATTGCTTATGAATTTTTGTAAGCATTCCGTTTTTCTTATATTCTTCCGCCGGATCCAAATTCAAATACGCCGGTCTCATTTTCGCTTCGATTGAAATTAAGAGTGCGAGTTCCTTTGAAGTGTGCTTTTCTTTTTGAACTTCAAGAAGCCGATTCCAATAGGTTTTGAATTCCACTTCGGAAAGTCCGGAATGAATAAGCGCTTTTTGAAATTTAAGCGGATACGTTTTCACCTTATTTCTTTTCCTGCTGAATTTTTTCTTCTGTGAGTTCTTCGTTTTGCCATTCGGCGAAATCTGCTATGTTATCTCGACACTCGATGTAAGTTTGAAAGACCGCTGATCGACTGATTGCTTTGTCCGCAAGTCGCTTCCATCTGTCTGTCGAATCCGATTCGTTTCCGAGTTCACGCAAAACTTCGTCAGAATACTTTTTGTATATAGCTTGGCGGAGGAATGCGATTCGCTCGACGGTTTTCATTTTACTCTCCTAAGATGGGGCTTGGAGTTTTCCCGAAAGAACCGTTCTTCTCGGCGATTGGCCTCACCTTGAAATTCTCTCAATCCATACGTCCTTCCGTTTTCATACGCTTCTCCGGAGCCGACCCCTTTGAGATGTTTGTATCCTTCGACAAAACCGACAAGAAAAGATATTTGATCTTGTCTGGATTCGTATTTTTGAGAAAGGTCTTCTGCTTTTTTTAGAATTCGTTGATTCATCTCTCTACCTTCTTAGTCATGAGTTCAAAGCTCCGCAAGTTCTCAATGGTTTCCGGAAACCATTGAGTCTTGAGATTTGATTCGCATCTCTTCTCAAATCTCAGCCGCCTACGGCTCGGCATTTTTACTTTTTTAAAGTTTGCCATTTCTTTCGTTCCGCGCTTTGCGAAGTAATTCTTTTCTTTGTTTAGGATTACCCCATGCATCCATTCTGATTTGCTCACCTTGTTCGGTAAGAAACTTGAAATCGTATGCGAGTATGTCGAACTTCCCGTCTTTAGTTTCAACGAAGATGTCGCGCTTTCCGTCGTCGTTGATTTCATATACAAGTCTAAGTCTCATGCGATCTCCATTGCTTTTATGTTTTCACACTCTTCAAACAATTCGCATACTTCATTCAAGTACGCATAACTCTTGAATCTCTCCGATTCCGGGTTATGGCAATAACCGTCCCAAGGTTCTTCCCAATCAGGTTCGAAAAATTTGCAATTAGCACATCGTTTCATTGCGATTTCCTCTCGCCTCTACCGAACGAATATACGGATGGTTTTGTTCTCTGCTTACGGACTTCGAAACAAGAACATGGAATTTCGCCTTTGACACAAAACGATTGCGCCATTTTACTGGATAGCTTGCCGTGCGCATTGTTCAGTGATTTGAACGCAAGGATGACCGAATCAGGTTTTGATTTCATCGCTTGAATTAAGCGGCCCCTTCGAGTTCCAGAAATTTCCTGCGGCAATCCGTTCTTTTTAAGCCACGTGCTAATCGCTCGAACGACTGCATAACCCGCTTCCGCCCTTGCTCTGCATTTCGTACGTCTGGGAATGGCCTCCATTCGTTGCTTCATTTCTTGAATTGATTCTTGTAAACTGATCGTTTTCATGCGGCGAACCTCGGAGCGAATGCAGATTTATAGATTGGATATACAAGATCGTATTGAGATTTACGGAATTCTTCCCAAGTGGCTACGAGTCCTTTGTTAGTTGTGCGGTATTCGAAGCGTTTCCGAACCATCCACTCGAAGGCTTCTTCGAATGTAACAGGGTTTCCTAATATTTCTCTTTCCTTATGTTCTTTGTATGCTTCGCGTGCGTCTGCTACGGAGATTTCCCATTCTTGGAGTAGGATTTCGTTTACGCGGGCGGAGGTACGAGTACCTCGGATGCATTTTGAAATCGTAGTTCTACCAATTGAATGCCTGAAAGCAATTTCAGAAGTAGTTTTACCTGGCTTTGCAATCAGCTGGAGTTTTAATACCGGAAATTGACGACCACTTCGTTTATTAAACATGAGGAACCTCCCCAGAATGGAGGAGTCCTTCTTTTTCTAATAGAGTACGTATATTGTGACCAGGGGCGATACCACTCAGTACTTGGGTTACATAACCGTAATTTAAGTTATGAATACGGGTCCATTCGGCGACGCTTCCGTATCGGTATCTAATCTCAGTTTTGATCTTTTGCCGGATTTCTTTGGGAATAAATCGTAATTCTGAATCTAGAGAAGAGTCAGAATTTTCAAATATTGCCGAATCGTTTTTGTTCATGATTGACCGTTGCCTATGCCGAAATAATATCTAATTAACTATTAGCAATATTATTAGCTAATAGTTGAAAATGTCAATTTAAAATTTTGCTATTGGCTAAAAAATTAAGCCACATTTAAGCGATGAATGTGGCTTGGAGGCAATTTGGGTGACCGAATCTCACTACTGATTGAAACACTAGGAATATCGAAGAAAGAATTTAGTGTAAAAGCTGAAATATCCCAGGCATTTTTAAGTCAGCTGATTAGTGGACAGAGAACGCTTTCTATAGAAACACTTAGTAAAATATCGCAATTGTTCAGAGTAAACGTTCACTGGCTTATGACTGGAGAAGGTGAAATGTTTCAACCAAGTTCAGAGGAACTTCGAAAAGGCATTGCTTCGATGGAAGATTTGCGTCAGTTGCATTTCAGGATGCAAGCCCGGCCAATATTAAAAGATGTCATTCAAAGCGTAAACGAATTGGATAAGGTCGATCCTGGAGGATTAGAAATCATTAGGGATATGATCCATAAACTTTTGAGTAGCAAAAAGACATAATAATTCAATTGCTATACTTCTTCTATATTTTTCGTAAGTGTATTCCTTTGATAATCCATAATAAAATCTATCTAAACAACCCTCAATTAATGCAATATCATCCTGATTCCATTCTTTAATATCCAACATGATTTTTGTTTCCTTATTATCCGTGTAGTATTAAGAGATCCCCCGACAAAATCAAAGCTAAATTTTGTAAAAATATTGCATTTCTTGTGAGTTATGTGGCATTGGGACCTTATGGGCGCAATACTTGCATTGATTTATCGAATCATTTTTGGTGTTGTAATGGAGGCGCGCGGATCGGATTTAGTTCTTCCAAATTATATTGATTCGAAATGTCCAAACTATGGCATTCTTTCACCCAGCTCCGATGAACTGGAGGAAGCAAGGTTCGAAGCTGATCCAACAAACATTTGGGTAAAAAATGCAGAAGGGAATCACACAGTCGTTCCGGCATATACTGCAACTGAAGCCCTTAAAATTTATGAAGGTTGGGAATTTCGCCAATTCTTAAGGATATATGAAATGGTTTGTGGGAAAGGGTTGAAACCACCGTTTTATGATATGATTCCCTACGTTAAATCCGAACCTTTGAGAGAATGTATTCGAAAGGCGAACAGTTCAAACAATTCTCGCGCCGAGGCGGAATGCTACGAAAAACATAATGATCTAAATCGAGGAAAATAAGATCCATGATTTAAAAAATCATGGATTAAGGGGATTTGTTTTAATTGACTGAGATTTTGTGAAGTAACTTTTTAAATACCTAACATGATTTAAGAGCGGAAAATTTTCCAGAAAGTCAAGCAGAATATTCAATGGCACATTTCAGTTTCATAACATGTTACTTTCCCAGAATCGCAATCAGCCCTTGAATGAGACCCGCCGCTTGTTTACGAGAGAGTAAATCAAACGGCTTCTTGTATTGCCTTTTGGAAAACGAATCTAAATCGATATTGTAGATTCCTTTCTTGTTGATCTTTTCACAAATTTGTTTAGCCAACTGTTTTTGATCGTAAGAACGTTTTTGAAGATTCTTCTTTAAGACTAAAATCGGATCGTTCGGTTTTTGTTTGAAAACTCTTTGACGCTCTATATTCAAAATATTGATTATTGTATGAGCCTGTGAAGTATTTAAAGAAGAAATCGACTCGGACCCGGTCTCATTCAAAACGATTTCGTAAACTTTTACTTTCGACAAGCCCGCTTCTCTTGCAGTGGCCCAAAGTTTTTTCAATTGGTCCGAATTGATTTTTTTGTCCGCTATCATCTTGTAAGTCCCTAAAGGATCTTACATCAATTTTTCCGAGTTGACAACTTTAATTTTATATATTATAAAACCCTTAATTATATGAACGCACTCGTAACAAAATCATCAAGAATTAAACTATCATCTCACGTTAGGAAACTATTTTACTCGACCAGGGAATTTGCAAAGCTCTTGGGAAAGAGTGAAAAAACGATATTACGATGGAAAGAAGACCAGACGTTTCCCTTCCCATCGTATGAACTTGGTGAACGAAGCACTGTTTGGTTGATCTCGGATGTTGAGAAATGGCTCAATTCTCGCGCAGAGAAAAAGTAAAGACATAGCGGACATTCAAGACCCGCGTTATACTAAACCACTTTCTATTCAAAACACATAGGCTATTCTTGCCATGTGCCAAAAGCAAATTTAAAATTCGATTCTAACGGACATCTAAGATTAGAGTCCGGGCTTCTTCTCCATAGCTCTGGTGTTGCGCGTGGAGAGTTTCGCTCTCTCCACGCAAATTTTTTACAGAACGGAGCGCCTTTAAATACGGGTGATACAACCGAACTCGTAGAGAACGAAGAATATGCGGAATTCAATTTCCGTATGTTATCGGCCGTTTTGATCGAAGGATGGTGGTGTGATTTCAGAAACTCTACAATTTTAGAAACCGCTGTAGAAAAGTTTTCAACTAAAATTTATACGGATCATCAAAGGACCGTTCGCAACTCGATCGGAATTACACGCAATCCTATATTCACGAATCGTAATGGAATTCCCGGTATCGATGCGGTTTTTCGGATATATAAAGAGTTTGCCTCTGATGTCATAGCACGATTGAAAACGAAACCGGCATTGATTGATGCGAATTCTGTCGGAATTACCTTCGCCTATGAAAAGTCACATCCTCAATTAGAAAACTTTTACGAACGACTGGGTGAAGTCGTCGATGGTCAAATCGTTCGTCTTATCGTCACAAAAATCCTATCAGTTCCAGAAACAAGTCTCGTAGCTGTGCCTGCGGATGATACCGCGAGAAAGTTCTCGGGACTCGATTTTCCACAAAGCAATCTTACAAACTTAAACAATCAGGAGGATAAGATGAAAATCAAACGCACTATTTTGTCACTTCTGGGGGTTGATTCCCAAAAATTCGGTCTGTCTCCTGGGGAGGGCGAATTCGTGGAATTGCCGTCGGAAAAAATGGAATCCGTGCTCGAAGAAGCGGGGATAACTATCACAAAACTGCAAGATGGGGCACGTCAAAGCGCCGTCTTGCAAAACAACTTAAACCAATTCGCAAAACTTTTTGGGAGCGAGACTTTTCCAGCAAACGTGGATTTCGCGTCCAAAGTTGCCGAACTCCAAAGCCTTTTGGAAGAACCTAAAAAGCTACTCAACGCTGAAAGAGAAAGGGCTGTCACTGCTTATAGAGTTTTTACGAAAAACCAACCTGACTCCGTGATCGAAGCCTTAATCCAAGGTGCAAATCTCGAACAGGCTAAAGCGTTTTCGAAACAGTACGGCGCTTCATTAGAAAATTCGCATCCGCTTAAATGTGAAGACTGCGGATCGAAGAAAGTCAGCCGTGCCTCCGGAAGTTTAAGCGAGCCTCAAGGCGGAGCGGCAAATCTTCAAAAGAAAAGTCCCGACAGCTTCAAGCTGAGTAAAAAGTAAAAGGAGAAACGAACATGCCTTTAGATGAAGCATTCGAAGTCGGTTATCGCGGGATCGTTGAACCCGTAACGATCACCGTAAAACATCAAACTCTGACAAAAGCGGACGAAGGTAAACCGGCTAAGTTTACCGCAAATATGGAGGTTTCCCTCTGTGTAGACGGCGACTCTCCAGCGGGTCAAATTGTGGTTGTGGATGAAAAGGGAAAGATTCTCGGACTTAAAGTTTTCGGAATATTCGAATATGAATATTCCGGTACCAATCCGGCTCCTGGCTTTTTGAATATTCAAGCGGACAATACTGGAAAAATCAAGACCGCATCCAGCGGAACCCGCGTTCTCGTCATCTCCGTTGATACCGGAGCGAAAAAATTAGCCTGCATTATATAAGGAGAAATTAAAGTGCCACATCAAAAATTAGATAACGGACTTGTTCGTCTCGACTTACAAGCCGAAGTATATTCCGACGCAAAGAAAGCCGGTCTCTCCATGAGCGAATTTATGGAGAAAGAAGAAACCGATTTCGGTTACGATCCGGAAACACCTGCCGGTCAAAAACTTTCACCATTCGAACGCCAACTCATGGCGAACGATATTCCGATCGGACAGGCGTCCTTCTCGGTGGACGACTTCATAAAAGCCTCCAATCAATCCAAGTATCTCTTTCCGGAGTTTGTAAACCAGAGTGTATATATCGGAATGAATATGGGACAACTCCAGGTAAAATTGGAAGATACGTATTCCGTGAAAACTCGAGTCAATCAAGGTGTGGCGAAATCCACCGCGTTTGATATCGAAGGATCCGATCTTACCGCGAAGAAAAAAGCAAAAGAGTCCGGCGGAAAATTTCCGAAAGCTACGATCAAAACTCAAGATAAGGCAATCGAAACCAGTCCTGTCGGACTCGAAATTGATTTCACCTACGAGGCTTTGAAGAGAATGCAGATTCTCAAAGTTCAAAACATCTTTCAAGTTTTCGGTTGGAGACTTTCCCAACAGATTACAAAAGAAGCACTTCGAGTCATTAGAGACGGGGACGGAAATACGGGAACAGAAGCAACGCCATCCCAAACTCTTGCAAACGTTTGGAAATATTCCGACGTGGTAAGTCTCCTTCTCTCCGCTGATAAAGGTGTAGAGTTCACGCATGCCGTTGTCTCCAAAAACTTTTTGGAAAAAATGCTCACCGACGAAACAAACTTTAAGCAGTTCCAGTCCATGAACCTTCTTGAAGGATACGTGAAAACCGGTCAGGTTGCAAACTTCTTCGGAGTGAACTGGAAGACCCATCCCGACATGGACGACGAAACGATCTTGACCTGGAACAAGGATGTAACGTTGGAGCTTTACGAAGATTCTGCAGGCCAACTTGTAGAAAGCGATCGGTTCATCCGTGAGCAAATCGAAGCAAGCGTAATCAGCTACGATTTCGCATATGCAAAACTCTTTTCCGCAAGCTGTCACTACAAAACGAAAAAACCTTAATTGGTCGCCAAGCGTATGTTAAACGAAGTCTCAGAACTCAAAAAACAACTCAGGATCCGGGCCAAAAGCTTGGATCTTTCCGACGTAGGAGACGGAGATTCCGCTTCTCCGTTCGAGGAGTTTCTTGAGTCTACGGCTGCTTTGGCAAAAGCACGACTAACGTCCTGGGGAGTTGTAATTCCTGATAATCCTCCGTACGGACGTGAACTTCGGACATCCGAAGTTCTTCTCATCAAAGCCGAAATCGTTGAGGAATTCGGATACAACGACGGCTTTGATCCAGAGGAAATTTCCACCGGTGGAGGCGAAGGGACAAAAGTCAAACGTTCTCGAATGAGCGTGGAAGAACGCGGTGAAATCGTAGAAGGATTTCGGAATAAAGCCTACTTTCTTCTTTTTGGAAAACAACCTTCCGAATCTCCAGGGGTTGCCTAATGAGCATTCACTCAATGCTGGATCGTGCTTTTGAAAAAGGAGCACAAGCCAAAATCAAAATTCTTACTCCTGTCTCGGTTCCTGCTCCATCTGGACTAAACGTTTCTAAGAAAACGACGTATATAAGCAGCGAAGACATTTCTTGTGTTTGGATTTGGAAGGATTCAACATCCGACAAAGAAGTTGGAGAAAGGCAAGAATATCGAGCAGTCTGTCAGATTCATCCCGAGGATTTGGGAACTACAATCGTTGGACCGGAATGCAGAGTTCAGAAAGACGGATCGGAATGGTTGATCGATACGATCCATCCAGTGCAAGAACTGGAAGGTTTTCAACTGATACGAATCGAAGTAACCAAACCAAAAGCGGGAGGGAACAAAGTATGAAATTCCTTACTGTAACGGATACGTTTGGTCCGGCACTTCATAGCGCGGTTTCGAAAGGACAAGGCAAACTCGTAAAAGTCCAAGATAAAAATGCGGCAATTGTACAAGCGAACATCATCAAAGGAATTCGTACTCAGAAATACAAATCCAATTGGCCGGAACTCTCCGAAACAACCAAAAAGAGAAAAGCAAAAAAAGGAAAGTCTCCTTTGATGTTGATTGAAGAAGGAGATTATTCCGCGTCATACGAAATTGTAAAAGAAGGTGATTCTACTCGAATCGTGGGAACCAATTCAATCCAAGCGCGTGTATTAGAGCGAGGATTCGAAGCAAAAGGAATTTCGGCAAGGCCTCACGTCGGACCTGCATTAGAAGATTCTAAAGAACTAATTCTTCAAAATTTCCGGGATGTCTTGAAGGAGATTTTCAAAAAATGAGAAAGTCTCACATCGATTACATTCGAGAGATGGTGGAAGGAATTAAAATCGGTGAAATTCCGATCATTCCTCCGGATCGATTTTTTGAATACCAACCTCCTTTGGATCGGATCCAAGAAAAAATTCCGTGTGCGATTCTAAAATATTCGGAACCTACGAACACCTTGGGAAGAAAAATTAAACATCGTTTAGAAAGAATCGTTCGAGGAAATTCCGTATTTTTAAAAAACGCAGTGTGTCATGCAAAACAGGAATTTAAATACACTGTTGATTTCTGGCTGAATGAACCGGATGCGGACGTAATTAGTTCCGTTGTCAATCGTGGAATCTTAGATCAGTGTCTTTTGTTTGTGAGTCTTCGGACCTGGATTAAGTCCGAAGAGCAAATTCCGATTTTAGTTCGTCTTGGTAAAACAGGACTCGTAGACGATCCCGCAAAAGAAACCGGCAACTACAAACTCTATGTAGAAATCATTTTTAAAGACGGACTCTATACGATCGAGGAAGAAGAAACTTTGGCTGGAGTCGAATTGGAAGTAGAAGGGTCCGGCATAGAAGGAGTATAAAGGATGGATAATTTTCAACATATATTAGTATTTCATAAAGTTATTATAACAAAAGGAGGACAGTAATGGCTATAGGATCAGTTTCAACCACACACGTTTCTGGGGGACTTGGAAATAGTTTTCCGTATGAAGATAAGGTCCACGCGAAAATCGGACAGGCGGAAGGATACACCGCAAATACTCCGATCCTCATTTCTTCTTACCAGCAGGGTAAGGACGTTTTCGTAAAGGGTGAGTTAGTCGATGCACTCAAACAACATTTCGAAGAATTTGACGAAACTGTGGGTGAGATTCCCGTTCCTGTCCTTTGTATCCGTTCCGAAAATGACCAGACTGGAAGCGTGGATCCTATGATTCCTGGACCTGCAAACACTGGCTTGGCGGATCCACCTACAATTTCGGGAACCCCAGTTGGAAACCGAGGTGTCGTTTTAAAAATTACGAAAGCGGGTGCACTTGGAACCGCAGAATATCGTAAAAGCGAAGATGGTGGGGATACGTTCGGGCCTTTACTCGTAACTCCTGTTTCCGGAGTAATTGCGCTTGCCGTTGGAGTTACCGCAACGTTTCATAATGACACCCCTCTTGCAGATACGTTTCATGTAGGCGACACATTTACGTTTAACATCAAAGGGCCGGGCTCATCCGCAGTGGCAAGACTTGCCGCAATCGAAGCGTTGAAAACAGTTGATCAGGGCAATACTCCTTTCTACTGGTTTCATCACGTTGGTGGAGTGGATAGAGCTTTTGCTATTTCGGTTTCTACTCTTCTCGAAGAGATGAGAACCCAAAATCTTTTTCGGATTTTTGCGGTATTGGAAACGCAGCGAAGACTTTATTCCGAATCCGTAGAAACGTATTTCCTTAGGATCCAAGACGAATGGGATTCTTTTGAAAACGAAAGGGTTTGTGTTGTTGGAGCGGAAGGTCGTTATATTCCCGGTGGAACCCAGTCAAACGGTGGATGGAACGCTTCTCTCGAACTTGCGGGAACGATTGGAGAATGGAGAAGCGCCGCGACCTTTCTTTGTGCGAGGCTTGCAGCTCATCGAGTTAACGTTAGTGCTGCTTGGGTTGCCAAAAACAAATCTAAAACCTTGATCGGAATCCGTTATTGGAATGAAGGTTATAAAGGGTATAAAACCGCGTTTGATGATTTAGGTCTTACAATTCTTCAAATTTATCCAGACTATCAAGGTGTCTTTATTGCATCCGACAACCTGATGGCTGGACCTACTTCAGATTTTCAGTATATTCCAGAACTGCGTCGTGCAAACAAAATGCACCGAATCGTTTATCGTGAATCTCTTCCATTCTTGAAATCGGATACAGAAACCAACTCTGGAAGCGGGGGCCTAGATTATCTTAAGGCTACAATTGACGCCAAAGTATCATCGGAAATGGAACGTGCAGGAGAAGCAGAGATTTCCGGTCACGAAATCAAGTTGCAACCGATCAAGACTATAAATGGAAGAAAGATTCTTCCCGCAACTTTAAAGATGTACATCAAAGACAGAATCGATGCTATTCAGTGGTCCACTGAATTCGCGTTGGCGTAAACTAAAAGGAGGAAATCAAAATGCCAAATCCAGGAGATATTTTACCACAGTCGCTTTCGTTCGAAAATTTTACCTTAACTATGTTGGGTAGAGAGTTGGTTAAGTTTTCTAAATTTAGTTTAGACTATGAAGCAGACATCGCATTCAAGCTCGGCAAAGGTGGAGAACCGGTAAGCTGGTCTGTAAAATCTTACAAACGTCAGGCGAAGGCTACGATCGAACTCGACGAGTTGAAATATATGATCAAGCTTGCCACTCCTTTCGGCGGGGATCTACTCAAACTTCCACCTTCGCCGATTACGGCCCGTTGTGAGGTGGAAGGTGGAACTCTTCTTTTAACCGTTCCAGCCGCCAAGATCATAAAATTTTCCCTTCCGTTTGAAACCGGGGCGGATGCGGCTGAGACGGATCTTGACCTTGCAGTGACAAGCTATCCAATCATTACATTTACATAATATATAATATAAGGAGAATATAAAATGGAACTACAAGGCACTCAAAAATTTAACGATTACCAACAGGCAATCTCAAACCTTCCTAAAGATTACGTTTCGATCGACGAAAACTTTCTTGCTCGTTACGAAGTGGAGATAGAAGTAATTAAAGAATTTCTAGACGATAAAGGCGGGTTGCACCTCATTCAGGTGGATGAATATTCCACACTGTGTAGAGTTCCGTCGAAAGAAACTCTCTCTAAAGTTTCCGAGCGAACTAAAAAGTTAGATCCGATCGAAGCCGATATTGATTTTGTGAATCGCTGTTTGGTGTATCCAAGTTCTGAGACATTTTCCGGCTGGATCAATAAAGGAGCCCCGGGCCTTGCCTCTTCGATCAGTCGTAAGATTTTTGATCTGGCAAAACTAAATCACGAGGCGGTTTCAAAAAAGCTTTAGCGGATCGGGATGCGGAAATTCGGTCAGGGATGGGAGCGCTTGAAAATTTAATTCGTCTCTTATCTCCCGAGACGCAGGTTCCGGATCCGTTTGACGCGGAAGAAATCGCAAGAAGAAGCAAAGACCTTCAATGGACACAAGAAAGGATTATCGATATAATTGCGACTGGAGTTGCTAAAGGAATCGCAAAAGCATTCGGTAAGTAATAATCTGATTTACAAAGGATTTTTAATTTAGGATATAGGAATATACAAATGGCGAAAGATTGGAAAGGTTTTGATCCAAAAAATCCCACAGCGAGCGATTTAATTCCGTTCGCCGGTGTGATCTATTTTTTCTTACACCTTTGGTCTTTTTTTCCATTTTTTGGAATCATTCCTGCGTTAATCGTCATTCCGTTTAACAAAAATAAATTCCTAAAATACTTACCTCTCGTAACAAACCTTTATATGTCCACGGTCTATCTGCTTTACCTTTACAAGTAGGTGCAAATGGATACATTCGAACTCGGTGTTGTTTTAAGTCTCAAGGATTACGTGTCTGGTCGTCTCGGTGAAATCGAGACAAGATGGAAAAATGTTCGAAAGAGTATGGACGATACGTCCGCATCCGCAAGACTTTTTGACCGTTCGATGGGAATGGTCCACACAGGACAGAAAATGCTGGAGCTCGGATCCGCTGGACTCTACATGTCCAAATCTCTCATCGAAGCAGGGCTCGAAGCGGGTAAGCTTGAGAAAAACATAGAATCTTTAGGTGTAACGAAAGATGAAGTTTCTAAAATTTCCTCTGAGGTTCGTGCCATGACAGGCGACATGGGAATCGCGCAAGAGACGTTTTTATCAGGAATCTATGACATCAAATCCGCAGTCGCAAGTTTAAACCCCGCCGAACTTTCGAGTGTTGCGGGCGCCTTGGGAAAAGCGGCGATTGCAACCAAAGGAGACTTCGCGGGACTTGCGGATCTTTTCGGAACTACTCACGCACAATTTAAAAAAATGTATAACGAAAGTGACGCCGCATTTGCATTACGTTTTGCGAATACACTTTCTCTTTCCGTTCAAAAATTCAAAACAGACGGCGCGAAAATGCAGAGTGCAATGCAAGGGCTTGGCGCTACCGCCGCCGGTATGGGTGTTAAACTTGAAGAGCAGATGGCTGTTTTAGGGGAACTTCAAAACACGATGCTCCCCGGAGTCGCTGGAACCAGTTACCGCGCTTTTTTAAGTTCGGTGGGCGAAGGATTTCAGAAGCTCGGACTCAGTGCGAAAAACGCACAAGGTCAAATCAAATCCATGCCCGAGCTCTTGGAAGAGATGAATCAAAAGTATTCAAATTCCTTTGTGGTCAATCAGGCTACTGGAAACAAAGTTCTAAAACTCGACGCACGTAACGAAATTAAGAAAGCGTTAGGCTCGGAAGAAGCGGTGGCCGCGCTTGAAAACTTACTTCCAAAAATGGGAGAGTTAAAAACTTCGATTTCGGAAATCAAAGATGCAAACCTAAGCGGTACCGCAGAAGCATTAAACAAAATGGCTTCCATCAATCAAGATAATCTGTCGTCTCAATTGGATCGCAGCGCAGAGGCTTGGAAGAGTTTAAAAACAAGCCTCGGTCAAGATATTTCCAGCGGTCCGATTCTTTCCATCGTAAAAGGATTTGGAGACATGCTTTCCGGGATGACAAAATTCTTAGACCAAAGTCCTGGGCTCAGGAAATTTATTTCCTATCTCATTATCGGTGGATCCGTTGCTCTATTTTTAGGAGGCGCGTTTACTACGCTCGTTGGAATCATTGGAGCGTATACCGCAGTGACAAGTTCCGCAGCGGCTGCAAAGATTTTTGATACGATAGCAACGGTTAAAAATTGGGCGGCAAAAGTTGCCAATAGAACCGCAACGATCGCTTTAGCCGTCGCAGAATACGCGTTAATCGGTATCGTTGGTGCCGCGATGTATTCCTGGCAAGCATTGACGTTTCTGTATGGTATCATGACCAGTCGGACAAAGGCGCTTGCCGCTTGGCAAACAATTCAAACCGCAGTTACGACAGGACTTACATGGGCTTCGAATCTTTTGAACGCTTCTCTTTGGGCTAACCCGATTACATGGGTGCTTGCTGGAATCTTACTTGCGGTTGGAGTTGTGGCTGCTGCGGTTTACTACTGGGATGAATGGACAACGTCTGTTGCCAACGCGTGGCAAGAACATAAATTTCTTGTTTCCGCCTTACTGCTTTTGACTGGACCGATCGGCGCCATCATTGCGTCGTTAGTCGTAATCAAACAAAACTGGGCGACAATTGTAGGCTGGATCGACAAAGCTGTGGTTGCCGTAAAAAGTTTTTTTGGCATGGGAGGCGATCAAGTAGCAATCGGAGTGACACAAGATACCCTCAAAACTGTCGATGTCAAACCGGCGGCAACTTTACCGTCAAAATCCATTTTTGATTCTATAGGTATGGGAAGCGTTGACAAAATGCTCTCTCAAACAGGCGGCGCTAAACTCGATCTAAATAACCAAGCTCAATATTCAAAAGCATTAGAAATACCTAAATTAGATCCTTCTTTACTGAATAGTCCATTGCAAGGTTTTCCGGGTGGAGCATCCAAGGCCCCAGCAATTCAAATTACAATCAATCGACTCGTAGACAAAGTCACATTCCAAAACAATTCTTCCGGTTACAAAGAGGCCGGGGATTGGATCGGAAATGTCTTTACAACTGAAATTAAAAAATCTGCGGATCAAGGGAACCCTATGACCCCATACGCACTTCAATTTGGAGGAACTCAATAATGTTATTAGACCCAACACCAGGCGGCTCATTTTTAGCAGTTACTGGATCCGATTTAGATCCTGTAAAAATAGGAGATTATCGTTGTCCGAGAGGAACCAAGGTAACAATTTCTCAAGAGAAAAACTATTCCAAGACAACTGTCCCAGGACGCGAAGGAACAATCAAAGAAGTTGTAGGTTTTCATGATTGGCAACTTACGATTGAGTTCGAGTTTGTAAGTAATACCGGAATGCAGTTAGGTGCAATTTCGGAGTTACGAGATATTCTTTCAAAATGGATGAAAATGGATTCCCTGAAAATCGTTCATCCTAAAATCAATGCTCTTGGAATTATGAAAGTTTTTTTAACTCGGGTCGAATTCCCCGATGAGGATCGTAGTTTTGAACTTCCAGTCCGCATTGAAGCAATCAGCGATGATCCTTCCTTTGATTTGGGGACTTCTCCAAAATGAATGAACTTGTCCATTACGTGAAAGAGAATGATACTCTCCAAAGGATCGCGGCGTTCTACTGGGGAGATTGGACATTGTGGCCTCTTCTTCAAGATTTCAATTCTCATTTGATCCAAAAAATCGGTTTCGATTGGTCTGAAAAATTAAAAGAAGGGATTCCTTTGAAGACTCGTATGGATCTTCTTTCCTCAGATATCGAACACACAGTAATAGAAACGGATTCCTACGAGTCCTTGAGTCTCCTTTATTATTTTACGGAACATTTCAGCGAACGAATCCGAAACCAAAACGAACGTAAAATCCTACGTTATTTAATCGGTAGTAGGATTACAATTCCAGCACTTGTAGATCGAAGAGCATTTCAAGCCGCTAAGGAGAGAATCAAAACATGGCTTTAATTATGAGACAACGCTTACAAATTGGAAAGATTATTATTCACAAAATTATCGAAGCGGAACTTGTTACCGGTAGAAGAGAACCACATTCTCAGTTAACAATACGGCTTCCAAAAATCAAGGGATTAAATAGAGATTTGATCAAAAAAGACGATATTGTACAATGGTGGGCTTGGTATGAAGGCTATCCCGAAACTTTGGAGTTTGAGGGGAAGGTAGTGAGTATATCTCCAAAAATGCCTCTGGAAATTGTTTGTAGAGATGGGATGTATGATCTTCAACTCAAAACTGTAAATTTCCACATCAATAAAATGACCGTCGCTTCTCTCGTAAATCGTTGTGTAGTAGGAGAAGTGATTTCTAAAATTGATCCCGCAATTGCAAACGAATTAGTAGGTGATGATTTAGCCGCAGGCAGAAGAGTAGCATTTGTTTTACGTCGTCTGGCAAAACAAGGAATCGATGCGTTTTTTCGTCGAGGGATTTTGATTGTCCAAAATCCAACTCGTATTTCCGCTCCCGCTAAAAAGAAAGTCTTTCAATTAGGTCACAACGTCATCAAAGACAATCTATCCACACGAGAAAGTAGACCGGTCAAAGTTAAATTAAGAAGTTATAATATAGATACCGGAAGGATGCAGGAAACTACATATACAGAAAGCGGTGGTGAAGAATTGATTTTTGATCTGGACGGCATTTCCTATTCCGAACTCAAAAAAAGAGCGGAAGAAATCTATCATGAAATTGCGGGAACAGGTCTTGTCGGAGAATTTGAGACCTTCGGAGCTCCTTCGGTACAACATTCGGAAATCATAACATTCAAAGATCCTGATGATGAACTTAGATCGAAGGACATTTTTGTAGATAAAGTAGTTAAAACTTGGTCCGCTAAAAACGCAACCTTTCGACAAGTGATCCACCCGGCTGTAGTCAAGTTTAAGGATGCCGTATGAGCGTTGCTCAGGATATAGTGACTCTCTTTTTTAGTGAGTTTACGATCAATTGGGCAACGATGGCTACAGTCGTTCGCGTCCAGGAGGATCCTGATGATTCCGGGAAACCTGGGCTTCTAACCGCGACAGTCAACGGCGCAAATAAGGAAGATGTTCGCTGGTTTTGGCCTATCAAACCAGCTCCCGGAAGTCGTTGTATCGTTCTCTTTGGAGACAACAACGTAAGTAGAGCCATTGCAATCGGCTTCAACAAAATTGCAAAAATCAAAACAAAGGTCGCCGAACTCTGCGAGATTGAAGTAGACGATCAAGGTTTTAAAATTGATCATTCTCAATTACTTTCTGTCTTCGGTAAACTCGCGGAAGGAAAGCTGACTTTAAAAAACGGTCCCACTTTAGAAGTCGCGTTAGATTCCATTCAGAACAAAATTAACTTTAAAGGAAAGGTGGATATAGGAGACGCAAGCATTTCCGGAGTCGATACCAACGCACTCGAAACTTGGATGAACGGAATCGTTTCCTCTTTACAAGCCCTCTACACCGCAATTCAAACTTCGCCCGTGACGCCTATGGATGGAGGGGCATCTTACAAAGCCGGACTTGCAGGAGCTATTTCTTCAAAACCAATTCCTTCGGTTCCTCCTGCTCTAAAAGTTTCTAATCTCAAGTACGGAAAGACATAAACTTTGGTCTGCTATCTCAAACAAAAAATAGAAGACATAGCGGACATCCATTCCTACGGATTACCTGAATCGCTTGCGGTCTTCTTACTCACAGATAACCTCTATCTGTGGATTTTTTAACCGACGCACTTACATCCGATTTACTACTTGATTCTAAAAACTTTGATTTTGCGGAAAGCGAATCGGAAATAGAAGTCGTGCGTTCGATGGTGATCGAAGCCTTCGACATGACTCCTGCGGACGACATCGATTTCCCCGAAATCTATAGCCGCCAACGTAAGCACCTCTACGAAGATGACGATAGCGGTCCTCAAGAACGCATGAACGACGCATTCCGGATCTTATCTCAATTCCCTCAAATCGATTCCGACACAATTAAGATTTCCGTACTCAAAGAAGGACTTTCTATTTATTTCCGATTAAAAACTGGAGAAGAACTTTCCCTAAATCTTGGAGGGAACTCATGATATTATACACCACAAAATCAAACGTTCAAAGAGAGATTGAGCGTAACGTTTCAAACTCTAAGGTTTTTGAAAGTCATGATTTTACTCGGGATTCAAAAGCCAGTACAATTTTAAGATCTCTTGCAAACGCAATCTATCTATTCATCGATCAAAATCTTGTAGCACTCCAAAAAGCAATTCACTATCATACAGCCGAAGAAGAAGACTTACACGAATGGCTTAAACGTTACGGTCTTGAGTGGAAAGAAGCGACTAACGCAAAACACAGAATCCGAATCGGTTCTAAAACGACCGTTCCTTACGAAGTTCTCATTCCCGTCGGAAAAATCGTAGGAACTGCGGATCACAAGATTCAGTTTCAAATTACACAAGAATCGAAAATTCTTCCTACAACTCCTGTAGATTCAAGAGGGTTTCATACGGTGGAAGTGATTTGCGAAGCTCTTCTTTTTGGTACAAAAGGCAACGTTGCCCAAAACGCAATTTCCGAAATCATCGACTATATCGAAGACTGTGACGTTGTATATAACCCGAATACGGTTCCTGAATTTGTAGCGCGTGATAGGGAAACGATTGCAAGCGTTCGGTCTCGTTTGCAAGAGGCGGAAATCAAATCTTCATCTTTGTGGACTCCAGAATGGTACGTCAGCGAAGCATTAGGATTTTCTTTTGTAGAAAGAGCCATATTTAAAAGTAGCAAAGCGATCGGAATCCCGGGAGTTATAAAACTTCTACTCAAAGGAGCCAGTGGAACAATTTCATCCGCGCAGTTGCAAATCGTAGAAACACATTTTGATAGCGAAGACAAAAATCCTGGAGGAGTTGCAAAAGTTGTCTGTGAAAATATTAATGCAATCGAAATCAATAAGGTTTTTATTATATACTTCGCTTCGGCTGAATCAATTCCGGATTCAATCACACTTGAAAACATTGTAGATACGTTTTTCTTCTCTCTTCGAGACGGTGACGATTTTGTTACTAGCTCCCTTCGCTCCAACCTTTTAAATCTTCCAGACGCGGTTCAGTGTGACGTCAACAACGGGGACAACATTTCTGTTCCCGCCGGTAGTCTTGCGATCAAAGGATCGGGTTTTGATATTACGGCAACGGTATATTCATGAGTCGTTTTCGTTTCGATTTCAATTCTCTGGTTTGGGCAAACTTAAGAAGGTCTATTCGCCAAACTTCTCCCTTACCAGTTTCTATAAACGAGAACGGAACCGGTGGACTTTCCAACAGCCTTTGGTATCGAGTTCTATTCGCGTTTTTAATTGTGATTCAAGAACGACTCAAAAGATCCAACTGGTTATACAAACAAATCTGGGTGGATACCGCAGACGGTAAGGGCCTCGATTGGTGGGGAGCGAGATACGGCTTGTCACGCGAAATAGGTGAATCGGATAGTTCGTATTATCTCAGAATCTTATTCTTAGCGGAATATCGTCGTCTTCCACCGACCCTTTTTACTAAAAAGAATCTGATTTCAAGAATCACTGGACTTTCAACAGATCAAATTTCAGTCGAACAAGTTTTTGATTATAAATACAGAATGGGCGATCCGATCGGAACTATCCTTGGATCCCGTGATTATTGTTTTTATGCTTTCCGGATCTACATCCCTTCAATTAACAAAAAATCCCGTCAAAATCTAATCCGTATTTTAGATGCAATCAACATAGGCGGTAACGTTTGGGAAATTTGGGAAGAACTAAATCCTTCCGATCTTCCTCCAACTCTGGAAGACGGACAGACTTGGAAAGGAGCCCGATTGTCCGAAACGTTGTTAGGCGCTGAATTATATTGGTTAGTATATTAGGAGTTTATAATGAGTAATCTAAGAGGTTTAAATTTTCCGACAAACGGTAAACCGGTTTTTCAAGGCGACTTTGAAACCGAACACAACCGCATGGAAGACGAGATTATAGAACGTTTTTCCGATCTCGTTTCAGGTGAAGTTTTGTCCGGTGGTGATCTTACTCCTGGCGCAAGTCCAAATACGATAAACCTTACGGAAATTGTAGCGTATGATTCCAAAGGTAGGCGGATCCATGTAGCCGCGCAAAATAACCTTCTCGTAACCAGACAGAACTTAGACTCGTTTGTTGTTCTGCGGCACAAGTTTCAAATCGAGACTTCCTCGTATCTAGATTCTAGCGGATATGCAAATACATACCGTCAAAACTCGTTCGAGATTTTGTTTAAAGAAACTACGGATTCGGAAGACGTTGTTCTTTTTAAGATTCGTAGTTTAAACGGTGCAATTTCTATTTTAAATGATCTTCGATCTTTGTGTCGTATCAAGTCAGGCAATATCCGTGACAGTTCGGTTACGAATTCTAAGTTAGACACGGATATTAAGGTTGGTTCTTTATCTGCGTTAGTCAGTCGTTTTAATAGTTCGATGCGTTCGAGTATTTCAAGCGCGCTCAATGCACTTGAAAGCTGGATCAGTGCGGAGGAAGCCACAAGGCAAAATGATATATTAGGATTAACAAATCTTATCGTTCCATTAGGTGGCATTGTCGAAGATAGTTTAAATATACTATCCTCATCTTATTTTAAAGACGCAAATGCTCAGGTAATTTCCAGAGTCACATTTTCCGCGCTTTGGAACTTGGTTCGTCGTAACGTTACCGGAATTGTTGCTGCAACGGATCGAATCAGTTGCACAAATCACGGTTGTATCGAGGGACAACTTGTAAAGTTTTCTTTTACAGGAGGCGGGATTACAGCATTAACAAATTATTATGTTCGAAATCCAACTACCAACGACTTCCAGATCTCTTCTACCTCTACGGGTTCTATTTTAGATCTATCCTCTTCTCAAACAGGAGAAATGATTACAAATATTGAATACGGTTTTGGAGACGGTTCGAGTACATTCAACGTTCCGGACCGTCGCGGAATTTTCCCGCGAGGTGCCGGGATACACGGAACTAGAGCAAAAGCAGCTGGCGGGAATTACGATGGTGGCGCAGTCGGATATGCGGGCCAGGATCAGTTTCAATCTTTTGTGATCCAAGGTGTCAGCAATGGAGGCTCGGCAATTACTGCCGGTGGTAGTATAGGAACGGGAGGGCCGATAAATCCATCGAGTGATGGAACAAATGGAACACCAAGGAAAGGTAACGAAACGACTCCCGCGTTCATCGCAGTAAAATACAAAGTGAGAGTAGCATAATGAATTATATATTAGACAAATTGAATAGACAAGTTGTTTGGATTAACGCAGATTCAAACCAAATGTCAGGTACGAACGCTTGGGCAAATTTTAAACCAGACCAGCATGAAATTGTATATTCACTTCATTATAACCCGCAAGTCGGGGAATTATTTCTTGCGGAAATCAAAGATGGAATTGCGCAAGATTTTGAATCGAGAAAGGTTTATAACAAAATCTCGAAAGAAGAAAGAATTTTACAAAGCTGGGAAGAGCAAATTAATCCGGAAACAGAAACAGATCTCGAACCTCTAAAGAACGAAGATGGTTCTTTGTTGCCATTCCAAATTTATACAGAAACAGATGGCTGGATTATCGATCTTATTCAAAAGAAAGATTCTTTGATTAAACTTGTAGATTCTATATGTGAATCAAAGATTATTGCCGGCTTTGTTTCCAATGCGTTAGATACACCGCACTTTTATGGCAGTGACAGAGACGACCAGCTAAATCTGGTCGGTTTAGTTTCTTTGAATGCTTCTGTTTCGTGCAAATGCACAAATGAAAATGGAATCAAAGACTACAGAAATCATACAGCGAATCAAATCAAACAAGTCCTAAGCGACGGAGCTATTCGGAAGACGTTGCTTTTGCAAAAAGCTGCAAGTTTAGAAGTTTTACTACAATCTATAGAGACAGTTGATGAATTAGATAAAGTTAATATAACTTTGGGCTGGGACTGACGAGGAAAGTTATGATTACCGAAAACGACCTTACGGACAAAGTAATAGCAAAAGATGTTTTAGGATGGGAGTATGACCCAGATATTGGATGGCGTACAAGAGCAAATACTATTGAAAATCGTTTGCCTTCATTCAAAACTGATGCGCGATGGACCGGTTTACTTTGGAGTATAGCGCTCCCCATCATGCAGAAAAACTATATCGGAATTGAAGCCGGCTTTGATAGCATCGAGGTTAATAATTTTTTATGATGAGGTTTTTACG